GTCCCGCGAATCGGGACGGAGACGAAAGCGTTATCTCCCGTCATGCCAGCGCCTCCAATTCCATGCGGACCAGTCCCATACGGGCAGTGACCGAGACGACGCCGTAAGTCTGAACTCGCTGCTCGCCCTCCATGGGCATGATCTCCAGCATACTGTGGGGCACGGGCAGCGACCCGCCCAGGTCTTCTGCTGCGCAGCAGAGAACGGCGGAGACCTGATGCAGGCCCGAGACGGAATCGTTTGCGTGAATGGTGCGCTTTTCGGCTGTCGGACCGGCGAGGACGACGGGAATATTGTATTCCTTCTCGTTGAAACAAATGGTGCGCGTTTCCCCGAAGGTTTGGGTGTTCAAAAAAACCTTTCTGATGTCCTGCTGGACCCTCTTTTGGAAGCCGCTCATGATATAATATCCTCTGCGCTAACGACAGGAGGGGTATTGTCACTGTCGTCAGAAGTCTCTGCTACGGCAATGCGTTCGGCCCGCTCCCGGTTGCTTTTCACACCGGTCAGGTCCACGCCCAGATCATGTGCCATACGCTCCAGATCAGCTTTGGACATCTTGAGCAGTTTGGCAAGTTCAGCATCGTCTGTAGCCTCCACAGAAGGGGAAGAGACGGCGATAGATGATGGAGAGGGCGTCTCGGATTCCTCTTGTGGGGAAGTGTTTTTGCTTCCCACTATGGGGGAGGCGGCCTGTGTGGGGGGATCGGAGAGCGCTGCGTCAGCAGGCGGGGAGGGTATGACATAGGCGGCAACACCGAGCGTGACAAGCCGTGCCGCTTCCTCGTCTGGGACGCGAATTTGCTGGCCCCTGGCAATCGCCTTGACTTGCCCTGGCTTTGTGCGGAGTCCATAGGCCCCCTGTGTGATGACAATTTCCATCATTATGCCGCCACCCCTCTCGCGACAATGCAGGGGCAGTAATTTTTGAAAACAGCGAGAGGACGGGAGGCCAGACGCAGCTTGCGCAGGTCCTTATCCTGGTCGATGGTGAACTTGGGTACTCGGATGCCAGGGTGGGTCGTGAGAATATCACTGCCGTAGTCGACCTGGGTGATCTGACCATACATAAATTGGCCGCAGTCGGGGGCTGTCACCATGGCACCGTCAGGAGGGAAATAGGGCTTGGTGGTCCCGTCATCGTCCTGGTAACTCTCATCCACAGAGAACACATTGAGCATAAAACCGCCGAAGTTGAGCGTACCCAGCAGCACCACACCGGTATAGCCGGTCAGCTGCTCTCGAATAGAGCCAACAGCGATGCCGCTGTTTTTGTCTAACAGCCGCTGCATATCCTCAAACTGCAAGGTTTTGTCTGCGACATCAGTACCGAGGAGCAAATCTGAGACGGGGAGACCGCGGTAAGAGAGTTGCCGACACATAGCGATCACATCAGCCCGCATCTCCGCGAAAGTGGACCATGGAGCGGAGACGGTGTACAGGTGGTCACTGCCATTGTCTTTGTTATAGAAATATACCTCAAGTTTTTCGCCCTTGGTTTTGTCATCTATGTAAGTCTGCATCGTACAGGCATTGTTGAGCATCGTTTGAACGGCCATCCACTCCTCACGTCGGCGAATACGCAAGTCCATATCACCCAGGTCGTCGCGGATCAGTCGAGCAGCGCGCTGCTTTGGAGTGGAGATGGTGTAGAGTGCCTCACCGAAGCCGCGCTTTTTCAGGTCGTCGAGCGTCAAGAAGCGGGAGACGCCGATATAGGCGGGCTGAAGTTCCCGGACTTCATAGCCCCTGCGTCCCATGGGGATGTCACCCACACGCTCGGCGACAAAAGCGGCCATACGTCGGTCGCCCTGACGGTACTCCGTCAGCACCTTGTCAGAGGCAAACACAACGTTGTTGCGGAAATAGCGGTCCTTGAAGAAAAATGTGCGGGAGACATATTCCTCAAAGATAGCCGCGAGGTAATACGTATCAAAGAAATCCAAAGTGGCAGGCATGATGGTTCCTCCTTTACAGTTACAGTTCAGGGGAAGCGGATTTAAAAACAATTTGGAACGCTCGGAGTTTGTCTTTATCTGCTTCGGAGAGGGTATAACCTTCGGCGACGGTCACTTTTCCAGGGTCGAAGCACCCAGCGAGATAGAGTACAACAGGAGTGTCCTCCTCTGTACCAACCTCGGTGTCATCGCAAAGAATTCCTTCTGGGGTAAGGTCCCCCCCTCCGGCGGAACTTCCAAGCATGTAGAGTTTGCCGTCACCAGCGGATTTTGCCAGAATTGTCCCACGGGGATAGACAGCAGCTTCCGTCAATTTGGCAAGGATGCCTCCACCCACGCGGATAGAGGGATTGAGGCCCGAAATGAGGCCGTCATAGGTCATACTGCCGAGGGTCCTGCTCAGTTCTTTCATATATGGGTTTCCCCTTCCTTTGCCTTAAAAAGCGGGTGAATGTGTGCTCGGGCGGCAGCCATGCGCTGCTCTGGTGTCTGCTCTTGTGGAGATGTTTCACCAGGGTCTGCCACGGATGGGACCTCTTGCACATGGGAGGCTTGGGTATCCACTTCCAAGTCTTGCAGGAACTGGCCGCGCTGCTTGACCGATTCCTGCGCTGCACGGTAGGCCAACTCTTGAGCTGTACAAGGCGTCTCGTATTTGGCGGCACGGACCATATCGCTGCTGTACAGGGAGGCAATCGCGTCAATCTCCTGAAGGCGTTTCCGTTCTGCCAGAACCGGGTCAACCGGATCGACCTTTACTTGGGCGTCAATCTTAACTTGGGGTGTTTCGAGTTTCGGGGATTGTGTGGTCGGATTTGTAGTATCCATAAATTCCTTTCCTCCTTTTCCTTCTTCTGATGGCGGTGACGGAGCATGAATCGTGACCGGGGATATTTCCTTGGATGAGATGGTGGGAATGTACTCTGGGATTCCCCCTTTGCGGGTGGATGTCCATACCGGAAAACGCTCCACGAACAATATTTGCCGGTTTGCACTGGCAGCGATCTTCATACCGGAACCTTCCAGCAGTTCGTCAGCAAATCCACGCTCCACAGCCTCCTGTCCAATCAAAAACGTTTCCGCTTCCATCATGGAAAGTAACTCCTCGCTCGGGATACCTGTCTTGGCGTGATAAATTGCAGCCTGAGCGCGGTCAACAGCCTCGTTTTCTTCGATTGTTTTTTTCAGTTCTGAGGCATTGTAGCCCCCGAACAGAAAGCTCCAACTTCTGTGAATCATAATGATAGAGCTTGGATAAACGGAAACCTTATTCCCTGCACAGGCAATCAAACTGCCGCCGCTCATGGCAACGCCGTCAATCACAACCTCTACATCAGCTTTCATACTTTTCAAGCGGTTGTGAATGGTCATGGCGTCATAAGCATTTCCGCCCGCACTGTGAATCCGAACGGTCAAATGAGCCGCATCTTCTACCTGCTTCAGGTCTTTCATAAATTCGGGCAGAATAATGTATTGTCCCTCTATAGGGTTTCCATCCCAATCGGTTGGCCTTTTGCTCACGATGTCGCCATACAGCACAATTTCAGCACTGTCTCTTCCGGTACGCTCCATGGTGTAGGGTTGCGGAGCCGCCTGCGCCGTAACGGGGACAGGGAGCTGATGGTTCAATCCCGCCGTACCAGAGGAAAACTTACTCCAAACGCTCAATATTGCTCATCTCCTTTTCCTCATCCTCTTCTTTGGTGTCCACATTAACATTGACGCTTACCATTCCATCCGCATCTGCGAGTAAGCTATTTTCGGCTTTGAGTCTGGCTACATTGGCAGCCCAGTCGCCACCGCTGACCTCTCGCGTGACCTGCTCATGGGTCTTTAAGCCATGTTGAATCTGAAGGATTGCAGCCGTGACTTCTTTCAGAGGATCAATGCTGCCTTGCGATGGGCCGATCCATTGTGCCCGACACCACGCGGCTCGGATGAGGGGATTGTCAAAGAATCCCGGAGCCGGTACGCGGCCACGCGCGACAGCCTCGGCCAGCCACGCTTCATATGTCGGTTGACAGAGGTCGTCTACCACCCACTGTCGCCGCATGGAAAATTCCGCGTAACTTTCCAGCAGCGCGGCTCTGGCCGCGGAATAGCTGGATTGGAACTCTTTGGTGAGCACTTCCTGTGGAATGCCAAGTCCCGCGCCGATCAGACCTGTGAAAGTGTGAATGAACGAGTCGAAGCCCGTAACTGGCATGGTCGGATTGCCAAAGGCGACTTTTTCATTCGGATTCAGGACATTGACGGTTCCCGGCGCCATGCCAAGCTCATTAGGACTCCGTGTGGAAGCAGGAGGGATATCCTCCACGGGGTTGGTGTTTGGGAATCCGACAATACCGCCGCCGGTCTCATTGAAGGGGATTTCGCTGGGGTTTTCCGTTATAATCCAAGCCGTGAAATAGCTTTGCACCACGGCCATCATAATGGAGGACTCCGTGTAACGGCGAAGTTGAAGCAGGGGTTCCATGACAGGGGCCAGGAAGGGAACGCCACGGTATTGGTCTGGCCTCTCGCTGCTCATGATCTGAAGGATGTTTGGCAAACCGGTCTTATCGCCATATGCCTTTATCCTGTTCCACTTGTTTTCTTCATCGACGAATTGCCAGGGATAGCTGTTATGTACGAAATATGCAACTACCATACCTTGGCTATCCACCTCCACACCATCGAAAATACGATTGTTGTTTTCCGTGTTCTTTCCAATGGCAATATGCGGATAAGACAATCCGCCGTACTCAGACGGAGTGCGAACACGGTCGGCTTCAATGAGATGCAGACACAGAGAGTAGGGACGCAGACGGCTGGGCTGCTTGCGTTGGAAAAGGACGAATACATCTCCCGACATAAGCCATGAAATGAGAGCCAGCTGTTGCAAACCGGCGAAATTGTTCACTCCGGTGGCGTCACAACTTTCCTTCCGGTCAGCCCAAAGCTGAAATTCCCGCTCCGTGTGCCGTTGCCATTGAGCGGCTTTCTCTTCGGAGATGCCCAGCGTTTCACAGTCTATCGCTGATTTCAGGACCAGGCCCCTCCCGACGACTTTCGTCCTGCTGGTGTTGATTGCGGAGTTGGCCAGAGGCGCGGACATGAAGAGCATTCGGCTGCGCTGACGGAGCGTATCATTGTTCCAATCAATATCTTCACGCGGGGATATGCTTCTGTCCTGAAAGCCCCTGAATACCCTTTTTGTGCGGCTTGCGCCTGCCTCGGAGTAACCGCTGGCCTGTGGTTGGACATTTTCGGGAAGGTAGAGGTTGATTCGCTTGTCGAAAATCATGAGAACACCTCCTCTACCAATCCATAGGGACCACCGCGAAGGATTTCCGGGTGTTGCCGCCGCTGACAAGAGCGGAGAGGGCATCTACCTTGGCCTCGGTCTCTTCGATCCGTTTCTGGAGAGAGGTAAGATCAAGGCAGGTGAGTTCTTCCGAGCCGATTTTGTAACTTTTGACACCGCCGTCCAAAAGGGCGAGATAGGCTTCCCGCAGTTTTTCCAGAGCACTCTGCCAAAAGGTAAGCCGCGCTTGAATCTCTGTGTTGTTTGACATATGCTCCACCATTACCATTCGTCGTAATATGTGTCTTTGGGCCGAATTTGGCCTCTCTGACGGGGCTGAGATTTCGCTTTTTGCTGCTGGTCTAAAGCAGGTCCTTTCCCCCGTGCCGCCTTGAGTTTGCGGTCTATGGCGTCTAAATCGACAGGCAGGACTTTGAAGGCGGCAAGCGCATAATTGCGGCAATCCAAGGGCTCATTGCGTTCATGACCAGGAATTTTGGCCCATACCCATTTCTGACGGGTTTTTCCCTTGGGAACCAGATGTTCTGAGAGCAGGCCATGAAAGTAAGACGCACCATAGTCCTCGCGCAAAGGGAAATGGCAGTATTTTGGTCCCGGTGTCTGGATTTTGAGGTTGTCCATAATCATCTGCTTCCCGGAGTCAACACCCAGTTGATATTGCCAGCAGGTTCCCAGATAGCGATTGTTGACGATAATTTTCATTTTCTTGGGTGGAGCGGTAAAGGGCCGGTCCGGGCCGTATAATCCTTTGATGCAGAACACTTTTTTCCCGATACGTTCCCGGCAAAACTGCCGGACTTCGGCGGAGAAGTGGCCGCCTTCGTCCACAAAGGACATACTGATTTTCAGCCCAAGGCCATCCTGAAAGCGGCACACGCGGTCAAAGACCATCATATCCAAGCTATCCCAAGTAGCAGGGTCATCGGGCCTGCCCATGATGATCCCCTTTTCAATTCCCCAAGTCTCTCCAAAATGGCCGTGCCCGACAATCTCATACTCAAAGCGATCATCTTGGGTATCGACTCCGGCAGTGAGGACCAGGACACCCTCGGGCAATTCAGAAGAGTATTGTTCACGACGACCGAGCATGGTATCAGGGTCTTGGATATCGCCGCGATCCTCCCAAAGCTGGCCGAAACAGGTATTGTAAACGACCTGCATTTTCCGGCTGTCTCCAATGGCATCCTGATATTTCAGGCAGATCTGGTCCCAAGCAGCCCAAGGGCTGACAAAGGCGTTGAGCCAAAAGGAGCGCACACCGTTTTGAAGGGCGTCAGGGTTATCCGCTTCCCAGTGTGCAGGTTGTTTTTTCATGGTGGCCTCGTCGGAAACACAGGCGCAGCCGGGACAAAACCACATCACATTGCTGATTTTGTAAGTACGTTCTCCGTTGACCAGTGTTTCTTTGGCCTTGTAACGGATATTTTCCCAGCGGATTTCGTGATATTCACCACAGTGGGGGCACTGGGACTTCCAGCGTTCCATAGTTCCCTTGGCGAAACTGTCGGCAATAGGGCTGTGGCCTTTGATGGTGGGAGTACTGACCTCGACAGCCTTCGCGTTGTAAAACGTAGTCTGTCGGGCCATGGCCAACTCCCAAGGATCGCCCTCAGTACCTGCGGAGAGCGCCCAACGGTCTCTTTCGTCGCCGAAAACATAGCGAATGGGCTTACTGGCCAAGGTGTGTGCTTCGGTGGAGCCGCAGAGCGTAAGGATACCGCCGGGGTAACTCTTCTGCAACACGGTATTGGAGCTGTCGCGGCTTTTAGGAGCGGCGACCTTTCGGCGCAGGGCAGGGGAATCCCGAATCATGGGCGCAATCCGCAGTTTGGAAAACTCTTTTGCGTCGATGGTTGTGGGGTGGATGAAGAGGATGCTGCCTGGATTCTGGTCAATGATGTATCCGATAATATTGAGAATCAGAGTAGTTTTGCCAACCTGTGAGGCAGCGACCATGACGAGGTGACGTATTTTGGGATCTGTGAAAGCGTCCATAATTTCCCGAAGATACGGTGTACGGCTACTCCGAAAGAGCCCTGGTTCAGCACTGTCCTCGTTGGAGAGATAGCGTTTACATTCGGCCCATTGAGTTACAGTGAGATTTTCTGGTGGCAGCATCCCAGCCATGGCCTTGGCAAGGACGCGATTGAGTCTGCGCACGGCAAGTTCATAGGTTGTCATTCAGACTCATCCTCCTCATCCTCGCTTTCAAGTTCCCATTTCATGCGTTTGCGTACTCGTTCCTCATATTTTTGGGGGTCATAGCAATACTCGGAGAGTTGCTGCATGACAATGCCTACTTCCCGTCGGATGATTTCCGCAGCTTCAGCAGCAGTATTGACGGCGGCAACATCGACGGCCAAACGTCCCGGCAGAGCCAGAAGGGAGTCTCGAATGGTGTATATCAAGTCTTCCGTCAAAGCCAATACATCCTCGGAGCGATGCAGCGTTCCACGGAGTTCCCGCGCACTGAGTTCCGCAATATCAGCTTTGGCTTTCTTGAGTTTCACTTCTGCATCAAATTTATCGAGTTCTTTGTTTTTGGGAATGCCTTTGTCTCCACGGCCTGCTGCTTTCTCCCGCAGATACTGTACGTAAGCCCGAGTGGACTCCACAATGTGATATCGCTTTCCTGCGGGCGTATCCCGTTTTTTCAGGATTCCGTTTCTAGTCAGTTCACCGATCCACTGCCTTGTTGTACCGAACAGTTGTGCCAAATCATCTGCCTTGCAGTATCCAGGGCTTTCTGGTACTTTCGCTTTTCTTGGTGTTGCCACAAAATAGCCCCCCCTTCTCCTGAAAACTTCTCCTGAAAACTTCTCCGAAATTCGCTCCCCGGAAAGGAAAGTTCCCGAAAAATTTTTTCCGGGAACTACGCGAGAACCGGGCCCCGTTTTCCAACCCGCAGCCCCTGGGGGGGTGGCACAGGACCCGCTACGTTTAAAAGACGGACGGCCATTTCTGACCGTCCGCCATTATTATTTTTTGTTAGAAGCCATTTAGGACTAGCAGCGGTGAATGATTTCCAAAATCCGCTCTCGTTCTTCTTGTTCCACGCCGATGCTCTCCAGTGCCTCCCGCGTTCCGCAGTCCGGGCAGACGAGCGTGGTGTTATCCCGCCGGGATAGGGCCGGCGCACCGCAATAGCTCCTGCCGCACCTTGGACAGATTCTGATTTCTGTAACATTGTCATTCTTCATTGCAATCCCTCCTGCTCCTGTCCACGGCATCGTAAAGGAGCCGTGCGTCAAAACCAAAGTTCTCGTACCCTTCCAGGCAGGTAGCCACATAGGACCCGCTGGGGATACCAAGCGGCCTGTCCTCGTGCATGATGTACACAAAGCACTTTCTGTTTTGCGCCTTGCCAGAGCGGATGCCTTTGATAGGCAAGGTCATCTCCGCCTTGTAGTAGAAGGACGGCACACCCTCGTAGCGATCGAGCGCCGCCTCGTCCTCGGCGGTCACTTCCCAGACTGCCACAGGAACAGCCGAGCCGTCCGATCGCTCGATGGTCAAGTAGGAGCCTGTTTTGCTTCCCTTAAAAAGAATCTCATAGTCGGGAATCTCGGCAGTGCCAATGACTTGTGCGGTGGGGCAGCGCATCCGCATCTGGCGGACATTAAGGTTGCTGCCGTAGGCCAGGTAGTATCGTTTCGCCATGTTCAGTTCACCCTTTCTGAAAGGAATACCCTTCTACCACCTGAAGCCCGCCTGTGGCGGGCTGTGGCCGCTTGTCGCGGCTTTGTGGTGGGCCTGCGGCTAATTCTTTAAGCGGCAGGTCTGCCGTTCCTGAAGGCAGTGTTTCCGCTCAGCCGCTTAGTGAAGACTTCCCTTGCGGTGGCGAACTCTTCGCCGATGAAGCCCAGGCGGAGGAGCCAAGTCCGCATGGCATATTTCGGATTCTCGGTCTGCTGGGGTTTGGAGCTGGCACTCTTGGCTGTCTTTGCCATCTGGCTCAGTGCTAGGCAAAGTTGAATGTAACTTTTGAGCTGACCTGGATGGAGGCCATTTTGCCGGTCGGCGGTGGGAGCGTCGAACTGGAAAAGCCGGAACTCGATTGTGCCTTTGGTGAAGGTGGCGTGGAGGTTGAGCATATGGTAGCGGCTCCCGTTGTAGTGTTGGTTGCGGTCGTAGGTGGCATCGTTACCGGTGTACCAGATGTCGGCAAGGTCTGCCATCGTGGTGGGCTTGCGCTGGTTGACCACCTCCAGGAATCGGGGGTCCACCATGCTGCAGTAGCGGCTCAGCCGACCCCGGTCGAGGTCAAGGGCGTCGGCTAGGAGGCTTTCGTGGCTGGCCATGATATTTGCCAGATTGCGGAGGGTCTGGGCGGTGTGGCCCTTGGCTCCGATGTGGATGTGAACTCCGCACCCCCTGGTGGCGTCGCTCTTGGCTCCGGCTTTGCGCAGCTGTCGTACCAGCTCCTGCAAGGTTTCGATGTCGGCGTAGGTGAGGATGGGGGTGACCATCTCGCACTTTTCGCTGTCCGGCCCCGCGATGCTCACGTCCCGCTGGAACTTCCACTCGCGGCCCTCGGCATCCCAAGCCGACCAGGTGCGGTAGCCGTTGCGGTAGGCGGTGTCTTCGAATCGCCCTGTGCCGAAGAACTCGGCGGCAAGTTTGGCAGCGTTCTTGCGGGTGATTCTATTCATCTCAACCTCGACTCCAATGGTCTGCTTCTTCATTTCGGCGATCTGGTTTTGCATTTTCTCAGTCATTTTTTTGTCCTCCGTTTTATGTGTTTTCCTTTCGGTAGTGTATTAATCACTCTAAAACGGAGATATAGCAAGTTAATTCGACTCGTAATATATACAATGTTTGAGGGACTAATTTGGTGGATTTATACCACATTGGTTCTTCTATCGAAATCTTTGGCCAGAGCTACATAAGGGATTTGCCGACCAGCACGAAAAACATATACATTATTGGAGTCTCCCGTGTTTTCCACGTAGCGCCGAAGGATGACGGAAGCGTACTTTTCGTCCAGCTCCATCGTGTAACAGATACGGTTTAACTGTTCGCAGGCCATGAGCGTGGAGCCACTGCCACCGAACGCATCCAACACAATCTCATTCTCTTGAGAGGAATTACAAATAGGGTATCCTAGAAGGTCCAATGGCTTAGATGTGGGGTGATCCTTGTTCCGTTTCGGTTTATCATAGTTCCATATAGTGGTCTGGCTGCGATCGGAATACCAATGATGCTTACCATTTTGAAGGAAGCCATATAGCACCGGTTCATGCTGCCATTGATAATCCGAACGGCCCAAAACTAAAGAGTCCTTCACCCAAATACACACACCAGACAAATGGAAGCCAGCGTCAACAAATGCTTTTCGAAAGTTCAAGCCCTCAGTATCTGCGTGAAAGACATATGCCGCTCCACCGTTCTCAAGGTGGACGGCCATGTTCACAAAGGCTTGATAAAGAAATTGGTAAAACGTCTCTCCTTTGAGAGAATCGTTGCGGATGGTCAGTCCATCTGACGATGTAAACGACACACCGTAGGGCGGATCGGTCACAATGAGACTGGCCCTTTGATCTTGCATGAGCAAGTCCACATCTTGAGCAACCACGGCGTCGCCGCACATCATCCTATGCCGTCCCACGGTCCAGATATCGCCACGCTCTACGAATGCAGCCTGTTCCAGCGCGGCGTTGAGGTCGAAACTGTCATCATGGCTGGTCGGTCCCAATAAGTCAGCAAACATAACTGTCAGCTCTTGCTCGTTGAAACCAGTAGGGTAGATGTCTACACTATGATCGCGAAGATCGGACAGTAAGGCCACAAGTTTGTCGTCATCCCATTCACCGGAGATCTTGTTGAGTGCGATGTTCAAACGCCTCTCATCTGTTTCAGACAGCTCAACCACACTGACTTCGCTTTCCAATATCCCTAAGTCCAAGAGAACACGCAACCTCTGATGTCCACCAATCACGTTTTGTGTACGGCGGTTCCATACAATCGGCTCGACATTGCCAAAAGATAAGATAGAAACCTTCAGCTTCTCATACGCTGGATCTCCTGGTGTCAGAGACTTGCGGGGATTATATGCCGCAGGATTCAGGCTGGATAGTTTCATCTTCACAATTTCCATGTGAAGACCTCCTTTTGTCAGATGTCACCGCTGCTATGGCACTGGCGAACGCCATGCCCGATGCAGACCTCGCATAAAGGATAAATGCGAGGCCAGAGCCTCCTTTCCAAAAGAATAGCGGCCCCCTTACAAGAGGCCGCCTAGCTTATGTAAAATTTTCACAAGCATATCATATCACAAACTACTGCGGTACGTCAAGGAACATGAGGGAACATCGCGGAACAAATTTTAGTGCCGCAGGTATCGGTAGCATCGCATTTTTACACCGTTGGCGGTGTTCTTTCCCCCAAGCATATCGGCGACCTGTTCCCACGACAAACATCGAAGGAAACGCAGATGAAACATCATGCGGGTCTGGTCGTCTTTGATTGCATCGATGTATGGAATAATTTTGCCTTTTTCATGAGCACACTCCGATTCCAAATGAGCAATGCGTTCCCTCAAGTCATTGATTTCAGAAACAAGATGGAATACCTTGTCTGTAGTTCTTGAAGCATAAGGCATCCCCGTTAGCAACTGTGCACCTGCCCCTGCGGATGCAGTCAAGGACGAGAGCATTTCTCGATTCCGCTCCAACTGTCCACACAGTTCAGAGTATCTTGACAATTCCTTCACCGTCATGTTTAATCCTCCATATGTCGCAGCCACTATGCCCCTTGCATGGGGAAAGCTTGACCAACAGCAAAGGTCTTTTCCCATTCTTGTTGGTACTGATGTCTTTGTGTGCCGCTCCAGTATTGGCATGTCCCGTCAATATCCAATTGATAATCTGTGGAGTTATCGCCGGCGACTCGGTTGCACGTTTCAGAAAATTCATTATAGTGATCACAAAACATACAGTATCTGTCCATTTTTTGTGCCTCTATTCCGATTGTTAACTTAATGACAGTGCAAATGTCCGAGAGGCTGCCCTGACTTTGACACTCCCCACGCCTAAAGGCGGGGGCTTTACGGCGCATTTGGTAATACTGGAATAGCGTCATAGGCCAGGCTCGTTCCTCCTCAGTTCACCGCATACGCTCTGTTTCAGAAATGGCCGCCTCCACTGCGTTTCTTTCATCGAGTGCTATGCCGGACAATTCTTGATCTTTCATCGCTGGATACCGGCGGATTACAGCTTTTATGTAACTCCACCAGTCATAGCGTGACTTGTTCACGTAGTCCCTGCCTCCTTTCTCCCTCCAAATTTGGTTTCGTATCGAACAGAGAGATTTGTTGAGGTCCGTTAATACACCACTCTGGCATAACGGGATACAAGGACCAGTTTTCTCCGTTTACAATGTAATCAATTCTTCCAAAGTTGTCTCCTGGAGTGAGTTTTACGGGTCTGCCGTCCAGCCAATCAAGGTGATCTTTGAGCAAGTGCCGGACAGTTTTTCCTGTCTTCGAGCTCAGAAATGTCGTTTTGTCAAATACCATCAGGCCCACCCTCCAAAATTGCTTTGACCGCCCGGAGCTGGCCGAGCGTATAATCCCGCTTGGTTCTCCGCTGGAAACAGGTGCAGAGCCATTTCCTGATGTCCTCGGCCTCCTGGTACTCTCTGGCCGCCTTTTCACTCGGAAAGAGCATACGCTTATGTCCCATGTTCGTTACCTCAAGAAGGTACGGATGCTCTGGTATCTCCTCGAACTTGATTGCGTAGCGGCCCCCGATTGTGAGAAGAGTAACATACTTCCTGCCAACCTTGCCAACGATGACTCTATCTATAGTATCATTATCGCGACTGGTCCTGCGAGTCACAATGTAGGCAACCTGCCCAGCGGTGAAGTCCTTAATCGTCACGGACATTTCTTGTCGCCTCCTCTTTGATGATTCTCTCAAATGTAATGACCCATACCCAAGGTTGCTTCCCAACCGTAGATACGGCGGTCGGCTTTCTTGATGGTGCTGTCCCACAGGTCTGCATGGGGCTAATCATCGTCTGCTCGTGTATTCCATGCCGCCACCGCTTCTTCCAATGTAAAATAAAAGTTTACAATTTCTACCAAACATTCAGAGCACGCCGCCGTATAGTAATGGTCCCCATCCCCATAAATTACACCTTCGCTTCCGCAAAAAGGGCAACGTTTCAGTTCTCCGTCCACCTCAGAAAGAACAGGGTTCTCTCCGTTTCTTACATAGGATTTCATAATCTTAATCATCGCTCAGCTTCACTCCCCACCGTGTCACGCTCTTGCGCCCGTCCAAGATCGCTCGGGCCATCTCCGTGTTGAATAGTATCGGCTTCATTTGATTTCCTCCTTCTTTGCCCATTGTACTGTCATACTCGCCCCCCGCTTTTTTCTTCTCTTTGCAGTCCGCCGCACAGTGCATTCTTTCCCGGCAGGGCAGGGCCTCCGGCGCCCAGCTTTGAGGATGTAGACACGCAGGATCGCATAATTCTGATTGCTGCACGGACTCCAGGAAAAGATACATCCTCTGCATGGGTGCTTCACGCACTGGTCCTCCTCTCAGAACAGTCTGTAA